AGTTTAAACAAACGTGCTGACTATACAGCAATAGTTGTGATAGGTATTGATGCAGAAAACAACGTCTACATCTTGGACATCGACAGATTCAGGACTGACAGAATATCTGAGTACTTCGAACACATACTCCACATGTCAAACAAGTGGTCATTCAGAAAGCTCAGAGCAGAAACAACAGTCGCACAAATGGCAATCGTCAAACAACTCAAAGAACTTATCAAGCAACACGGACTAGCTATAAGCATTGACGAGTACAGACCAAATAAAAACCAAGGTAATAAGCAAGAACGTATAGCTTCAATACTTGAGCCACGATATGATAACATGGGTATTTGGCACTACAGAGGAGGCAACACTCAGATATTAGAAGAGGAGTTGTCATCACGAAACCCTGCTCACGATGATGTCATCGATGCGTTAGCTTCAGTCGTTGACATGGCTGTCAAACCAGCTAGAGCACTGAGAAGATCGAAGGAAAGTAATATAGTGTGGGCTAATAATAAATTTAGAGGTGGTCTATAATGGCTGGCGAAACTATTGACTTAGAACATATAATTAGTCCAGATAACATGGCTGTTCAAATTGCTGATGAATGGCGTGATTGGTCTACAAAACGTAGCGAGAAAGTTGAAGAGTGGAAAGAGTTACGTAACTATTTATACGCAACAGATACTCGTACAACTAAGAACGCTATGCTTCCTTGGTCAAACAGTACGACTACACCAAAGCTAACTCAGATCATGGACAATCTCCATGCTAACTACTTTGCTACTCTGTTTCCTCAAAAAACTTGGTTTAAGTTTGAAGCTAAGTCAAGTAACGACAATGTAAGAATAAAGCGTGAAGCTATCCAGTCTTACATGGAGAATAAACTACAACAGTCTAGTTTTGTCAATACAGCCTCAGAGCTTTTGTATGACTACATTCAGTACGGTAACTGTTTTGCTACAGTATCTTGGGAAGAAAACTTTCAGGTAAAAGAAGACGAGAACTTAGTTGTCAATTACATAGGACCAAGACTTATAAGAATATCTCCTTTTGATATTTGTTTTAATCCTACAGCTTCAACATTTGAGAAGTCACCAAAGATTATCAGATCGATTAAAACTTTAGGTGAGATAAAGAAAATGATAACTGAAGACCCAAGCAAAGAATACATGCAGGGTGTCTTTGATAGAATGTTAGGAGCTAGAGCAGCAGTTAAAGGATCAGATACACAACACAAAGCTGACGGTTTTATAGCTGATGGTTTTACTTCTATAGAGCAATATTACGATTCTAACTATGTAGAAGTCTTAACATTCTACGGTGACTTCTATGACGAAATGGAAGACAAGCTTCACGAAGATAGAATTATAACTATAGTTGATAGAGCCTACGTTTTAGCAAATGAAGAGAACCCAAGCTACTTAGGTCACGCACCAATTTATCACGCAGGTTGGAGACCAAGACCAGATAACTTATACGCTATGGGGCCACTTGACAATCTTGTGGGTATGCAGTATCGTATAGATCATCTAGAAAATTTAAAGGCTGATGTCTTTGATCAGATAGCTTACCCAATACTAAAGATCAGAGGTGACGTAGAAGATTTTGATTTCTCACCAGCCACACGTATTTACATGGGTGAAGAAGGTGACGTAGGATACTTAGCTCCTGACCCAACAGCACTAAACGCTGACCTTCAGATACAAGCATTAGAAAACAAAATGGAAGAAATGGCTGGTGCGCCTAGACAAGCTATGGGTATCAGAACAGCAGGTGAGAAGACTGCGTTTGAAGTTCAGACTTTACAAAACGCAGCATCTAGAATATTCGAACACAAGACTGCACACTTTGAGCGTATCTTCTTAGAGCCAATCTTAAATGCTATGTTTGAAGTATCTAGACGTAAGATGAACGTACCTGATACTCTAAGAGTTTTTGACTCAGCAACTAATGCAGTTATATTTAGAACAATAACTAAAGATGACATAACAGCTTCTGGTAAGATTGTACCTATGGGTGCTAGACACTTTGCTGAAAGAGCTAGAAGAGTTCAGAGTTTAACACAACTTTATCAGATTAAACTAGCAGACCCAACTGTAGCTGCTCATATGTCAGGTAAAGAGTTTGCTAGAATCTTAGCTGAAGAACTAGGAGAACCAACGTTGTTCTCAGAAAACGTCATGATCCAAGAACAACTAGAAACACAACAGCAAGCACAAGAAGCTGAAATGCAAAATGAAGAAACCTTAGTAATGAAACAGGAGCTAGGAATATAATGCCGTACAAAAAAGGTAAAGTACAAGAGTACAAAAACAAAACAGCAGGTCCAAAGGGTTATACTAAAAAGAAAAAAAGTAAACCAAAGATGACTAGAGGCGGTAGCGGTAGATAATAAATGAAAGCCGCTTGGTTTAAAGGATGTAAGACGCAGGAGCAAAAGGACAAAGTAAGACAATCTATTATGTCCAACAGAGATAGCCTCCTGCATCTCGAATCAATTCTTGAGTCTATGCTTGAGGATAGACCGACTTCGATGGATTATGACAGTCCTTCTTGGTCACACAAAATGGCTGATCGTATCGGCTACAACAGAGCACTAACACAAGTGCTCGATCTTATTAACCTAGATAAGGAATAAAGTAATGGTATTTACTACTGATAATACTGCAACCACACAGGAAGATCAGAAAACAGAGGTTCAAGGACAAGACACCCAACCACAGGGTTCTTTTCTAGAGAAACTCGTAGAGGCTAAAGGTGAAAACTGGCGTAACCCTGAGACTCTAGCTAAAGGTAAACTTGAAGCAGATGGCTACATTAAGAATCTTGAAGATCAGTTAGCTCAAATGCGAGAGGATATTAAGAAGCAAGACTATCAGAACGAAATTTTGATCCAACTTCAGAATAAGGCCACTGAAACTAGTGCAGTGAAAACTGAAGAGCCAAACAATAACACTAGCGTTAACACACAGGACACCACTGGAGTTGTTAACGAGGAGACCTTAAAGAGCCTTGTTGAAAAGACACTTACTGAACGAGAGAAAAGTAACACTGTTCAACAGAATCTTTCTCAAGTTGATAAAGAGTTAGAAACTTCTTTCGGTACTGAAGCTGAAGCTACAGTCAAAAAGAAAGCTCAAGAGTTAGGAATGTCAATGGAACGTCTACGTGAAATTGCTTCTGAATCTCCTACAGCATTTTTTACTCTTATAGGTGAACAACAAAAGAGTTTTAATCCTTTGGTTCAAGGCTCTGTTCGCACAGAAGGTGTCAACATGCAAGCTTCTACGGAACGTGATTGGAACTATTACCAAAAGCTACGTAGAGAAAATCGTAACCTATACTACACTCCCAAGATACAGCAACAACTTATGGATGATAAAGCTAGACTTGGGGAAAAGTTTGGTATATAACTAGGAGACTAGAACTATGGCTATGACTACTGCCAATTCTACACTCCTGACACGTACCGAAGTATGGTCTTCTGAACTAAAAGACATTCTTCGTGACGAAATGATGGCACAAAATTATGTGCGTATGTTGGATGGTTTCCCAGATGGTAACACATTCAAGATCCCATCAATCGGTCAGGCTCAGGTAGATAACTACAGCGAAGACGCTGCAGTAACTTATCGTCCTCTCGACACAGGGCAATTCACTTTCAGTGTAGACAAGTACTTGTCATCAGCTTCTTACATGACTAAGAAAGCTGAACAAGACACATTCTACGCAAATGAAATGATGTCTCGCTTTGTTCCAGAGCAGGAACGAGCAATTATGGAGCACTTTGAAACAACTACTATGGCTGCTCCTGAAGCTGGTGTTTCAGCTAACTCACAAGAAGCTATCGATGGCATCTATCACCGCATGGCTGGTGGTAACTCTGGTGTTATTGAACTGGCAGACTTTGCTTATGCACGTTACGCATTGAAAAAAGCAAACGTTCCAGATCAGAACATGGTTGCTATCGTAGACCCATCTGTTGAGTTTATCTTGAACACTTTAACCAACGTTGTCAACGTATCTAACAACCCAATGTTTGAGGGTCTAGTACGTGATGGCATTGCAACAGGTATGCGTTTTGTAGCTAACGTGTATGGCTTTGATGTCTATACATCTAACTACTTAGCAGACGTGTCAGACGGTGCTCTACCAGAGCGTGATGGTTCTACAACTAAGAACTATTCATCAACAAATGGTAAAGCTAACTTGTTCTTCTCAGCATCTCAAACCGTAAACCCATTCGTGGGTGCATGGCGTCAGATGCCAGAAGTTGATTACGATTACAACAAGGACTTCCAACGTCATGAGTTCGTAACAACTGCACGTTATGGTGTAAAGCTATATCGTCCTGAAAACATGGTCGTTGTTGCCAGCGATCCAAACGTATAAGGGGGATAGATAATGTCTTACACTAACGCAGATGGACTTCAAGTCTTAACCAACGGTGCAGCAGGTGTTGCCGCTAATAACGGTACAGCAGTTTCACCAAAGAAATCTCTTGTAATCAATATTGCTGATGCAACTGAATTAGGTTCAGCAGCAGCTACTCCTGATGACCAAGAGGCTTTTATCCCAGCAGGATCATACATCACTGCAGCTTCTCTAGTTGTTACAACTGCTTTTACATCAGCAGGTTCAGCAACTTTAACTATCGGTGCTTACAATCAAGCTGGTACAGCTATTGATGCCGATGGTATTGATGCAACTATTGCTCTAGCAGCAATAGGTGCTGACAAAGCTATAGCTTGTGATGGTGCTCTTGTAGGCGGTACAGCAACTGTAGGTGGTGCTGATGCTTACATCAAAGCTAACTACGGTACTGCAGCTTTCACTGCAGGTGCTGCTAAATTGGTAATCGAATATATCGAACCATAATGACAATGGGGTGTTCCTTAGGGAGCACCCTTCTTTTACTTAGTATCGGATAGTACATAATGAAAAGCACTCTTTTACAAATAGTACAGTCTATATTATCAGACATGGACTCAGAAGATGTCAACAGCATATCTGACAGTGTGGAGGCACAACAGGTAGCTTCAGTAGTTGAGGATACTTACTTTAATATCATTGCTGCTAGAGACATACCTGAGCATAACAAGTTGTTACCTTTAATTTCTTTAGCAGACAATACAAAACCTACTCATTTTACTTATCCTGCTAGAACAAAAAATATTATAAGAATTGATTATAATGTAAGAACAACAGCAGACCCTGACTACCAAGAAATAATTTATGTAGAACCTTTAGTGTTCTTAGATAGAATGGACGAGAACGGACTTAAAGTAACTACTGTAGATCAGTCAGTAGACCTTTTTGTAGCAAACGATAGACGTCCTGCTTACTACACTTCATTCAATGACAACCATATAATAATGGATGCTTACGATGCTTCAGTAGAAGCTAACCTAGCAGCAAACAAAACTAGAGCCTTTGGTGCTATCTACCCAACATTTAGTCAAACAGATAGTTTTGAACCTGATCTAGATAATACACTAATGCCTTTACTACTAGCAGAATCTAAGTCAACTTGCTTTAGTTTATTTAAAGGTGGACCTGATGCTAAGGTAGAACAGTCAGCACGTAGGTTAAAGTCTTATGTACAAAACGATCAGTACAAAACTCGTGTAGGTATTAGAAACCAGTATGGACGCTCTTAATGATTGACATTGAAACTGACACAGTAAACCAACGCTGTGTAATAAAGTCTGATAAAATGTTGTCGGACATATATGTAGAAAAAGAAGTTGGTGGATTTATATTTTTTAAGATAAAGTTTGAAAAAGGTAAAGTACCTGATGAACTATCTGGTAAGTACTCTACCTTAGAAAAAGGCAAGCAAGCTGTAGAACATTACTTGAGAAACAAAGTAAAAACTAAAACTGTTCAGCGTAACGAATACGCAGACCAACGTGAGAAAGAACGTAATGCCTCAAAGTCTAACTCAGAAAGCAGTTAATAATTTTGTCAGGGGTCTTATTACTGAGTCTGCTGAACTTACATTTCCTGAAGGTGCTTCTGTTGATGAACTAAACTGTGATCTACGTAGGGATGGTACTAGACGTAGACGCTTAGGTGTTAAGTACGAAGAAAGTAATGTTCTTTCATCTTATACTTTAACTACTACTCACGTAACTGCTACAGGAACTTGGACTAATGTAGGTGGTAATTCTGATCTGGAGTTTTTTGTTGTTCAAACAGGTAATATGTTACGTTTTTACAACAAGGCATCTACACCTTTTTCTAATCAACTTGTAGGTTCTGTAAATATAGCTGGTTACGGTAGTAATACAGAATTAAATAAATGTCAATTTACATCAACAAAAGGTGTTTTAGTTGTAACTTCACCTACTCTGAATACTGGTTATATTAGGTATGACACCAGCTTTCCAAATCTTTTTGCATTTTATCAAATAACTTTTAATGTTAGGGATTATGAATGGCAAGAAGATAATATTACAGATTACTTTGATGCTGTATCTACTAGCAATTTAGATGTTACTAGGCTTTACGATACTTATAATGCAGGATGGGGTGAGGATAACAACGGACATTCAGGACAAGATGCGTATCAACACTATGTAGCAGGAACAAGTAATGCACCTCCTTTAACTCACCCTTGGTTTTCAGGTAAAAACTCTAGTGATATTCAAAGTAATTCTGACTTTGCAAAAATAGGTGGTGGTAAAACTCTAATAGGAAACGGTAGGTATATCCTAGATTTTTTTGCTAAAAACAGATCCGCAGCTTACAGGGGGGATACTGGATCATTCTTACCTTCACCTAGTATTGGTGTTGAATATGAAAGCTCTAGGTTTGTCACCTCAGAAACATTTTCAGGAAGAGTTTTTTATGCAGGATTAAGCAGTGAAAAAAACTCAGGTAAGATTCTTTTTTCTAGGCTTTTAGATACAGAGAGTGACCTAGGTAAGTGTTATCAACAAAACGATCCTACAGCAGAGTATGCTTCAGACCTTCTTGCAGACGATGGTGGTGTAATAAATATTCCTGACGCTGTTAAAATACAAAAGTTGTACACATTTCAAAATTCTTTGTTTATCTTTGCTGAGAATGGTATTTGGCAGATAACAGGTGTTGATGGTGTCTTTAGAGCTACAGAGTTTTCTGTTAATAGGGTCAGCCGTATAGGAATACTACAGCCTCAAACATTCGTAGAAGCTGAAGGTATTCCTTTTTGGTGGTCTAAGTTTGGTATTCACACATTAAGTACAGATCCAGTGTCAGGACAAGGTGCTGAACAAAACTTAACTATACCTACTATTCAAAGCTTTTGGGATGACATAAGTACTACAGCAAAGTCTAAGGTTACTGCAGTTTACGACAGTATACACAAACGTATATACTGGGGATACCCAAATGATAGTGAATCAATCGAAGCTAAGATAAATAATTTCTTAGTACTTGACGTACCTCTTCGATCTTTCTTTCCTTGGAAAGTTTCTGATCAAACGTCCTCAACAGATTCAATAGTAGGTTTAACTTTTTATGATACTTACTTTCCTACAAATACAGGAGACCCTGCTATTCTTTTAGTCTGTAGGGATGGTGGAACAGGTAAAATAACTTTTGGTAAGTTTGAAGGAACTAACTTTTTAGATTGGGGTGACTCGAACTATACATCTTTTGCTGTAACAGGCTATGATTTTATAGGCGATTTAATAACAAAAAAGAGTGCGCCATATCTTGTTACATATTGTAGGTTGACAGAGACAGGATTTACTGGTAATGAGACTGCAGGTTATGAAGCTATAAGACCATCAAGTCTAAATGTATCTGTAGCTTGGGATTTTGCTGAGGACTTTAGTGCTGGACAGGAAGTGTATAGGTTAAAATATCCTTTATTTCCTAACAGTAGTGATCTTTCTATAGTTGACTATCCAGAAGATGTCATAACTTCAAGAATAAAATTTCGTGGACATGGACGATCCATGAGAATTAAATATGAAAGTGTACAGGGTAAAGACTTCTTGCTCCTAGGTTGGGGCATGGTACAAGGAAGGAACCCTAGATTTTGATAGAATCAAAAAGTTTGTTTGGTATAAAAGGATCAAACTTTGATGTAAGAATAGAGTATAATGAAGATTATGTTATAGTTCATTTACCAAGTATAGAAAAGTTTAACAAAGAAACTTTAATAGAAATGCAAGATTTGTTAGTAAATTGGTTACAGTTTTTAAAAACTTTAGGTAAAGACAAAATTCATGCGGCAGTAAAAATAAATAGTAAAGAAAATAAACTAACTAAATTGTTGAACTTTAAATACCTAGGTTCAGCAGAAGATATGAACATATATAGTTACGAGGAATAATATGCCACAGATAGCTCCAGTAATATCAGCAGTTGCAGCGGTGGGTGGTACACTCTACAGCGTTAGCCAACAGAGAAAAGCATCTAAAGCAGGGGCTGCAGCAGCAGCTAAACAACAACAACAACAAGAGTTACGTGCTTCTAGATCACGAAGGCAAGCCTTTAGAGAACTACAGATAAGTAGAGCTAGGGCTAGGGCTAGTGCTGCAGCTATGGGGGCTGGAGATAGTTCTGCCTTAGCTGGTGGATTAGCTAGTTTAAGTTCTCAATACGGATCTGCTCTTGGATACTCAGGTGCTATGACAGGACTGTCGAGAGAAATATCTCAACTAGGCGTTCAACAACAGACTGCTTTAATGAGAGCACAAACAGGTTCTTCTATAGCAGGTTTTGGTATGCAGGGTTTACAAACTTTTGGTCTGCCAAAGTTTTCA